TTTAGCTACTTTTTTAGCTTCTTTTCTTTGCTTCTTGGCATTCTTTCTAGCCTTAGCATTATTTTTGGATGCTTGACTAGCACCCATAATGCCACCGCCAATTGAAGCTACAGCACTGATGCCAGCTAGAACTCCTGCTATATTCATCTCTAAACCAGAGACGGCTAGCTGTTCATCTAGAAGATTACTACCTTTTGGATTAAACATATTTAAGCCCTCTTATAGAAACGTGGAGAATAGTTACCTTCCCACGTCATTGACACCAACGACACAGGGTATGGAAAATTACTTGTCACTTTTAATTCAAAATTAGTGTTACGTTGGTGGATTGGTATAGTAAAAAGATGTTCGGATGTAATAGGACTACTATCTGCTACATAAGTATTAGCGTCTGTTACATACTCTACGTTCTTCCACTCATCAGATCCATCTGCTTTTACTTTAAATTGCACTGGACCTGTCCTACCTACAGAGAATGTTACTCTAGAGATAGTTAATGTAGCTGTATAATCAGAGGTATTAGGGTCTTTCTTATAGTATAACTTAGGTAGTGTTACTTCAAAGTCATAGTTATAACCTACAACAATACCATCAGCATAGTTAGAATAATCACCTTTAACTTCAAAGTAATGGTAACCTGTACCAATCTCTGTACGTTCTATTGCCTCTAGATAGAAACCAGCATCAGCATCCACTACTGCAGTTGTACCTACATCTGCTGTTGGAACAGTAAGAAGCATCACACCTTTAGTGTTTCTGAATGGTGTGTAAGGTACATAGATTTTAGTTACTTCATTCGTTGAGTCATACACCACCGCATTGACACTTGAGGTCGGCTTGACGGGCCTTGTAGCCATGTCTAGGCATGTATTACCAGTAATGGTAGTTGCGCCTGATACAGAGCTTCCTGTGGGGATCTCATCGAGTACGATTCTACCCAGTGTATATTCATCTTCTTGTTGTGAGATAATGAATACAGAGTCATTAATGATGTCTGCTGTTTGGATAGTACCAGGTAGTTGCCACTTTGTCCATGCTTGAAATAGATCCTTCTCTCCAGTATTAAAGTATCTAAAAAGATACAAGTAAGATGTAGCGTTATCTACTAGCATAATAATAGAGTTTTGTGGACTCACTGTTAAGCTATCAATACCTTCTGGAATCCATTCTAGTACAACCTTACTAATGTCTACCACTAGTGGACCTTGATCCACATCACGTAGTTGCATAGTAAATAGTTTACTATATCCAGGTACCTTAGTAATAAATGCTGATGTAGAACCAACATCAACAGGTGCTATATCAGAATCCATTTCATAGTTTGAAAGGTCTTTGATAATTGATGTACCAGGTGTTAAGATGTTAGAATCAGAAGCATATACTTGGAACTGTTGTCGTGCACTAAATAGAAGTAGACCTTGTGAAGAAGGTAAAACCTCAGACAATGTAACAGGACGGATACTAGCTACGTTTAAATCAATAGGATCAGTATCAACTTTTGTTGTAGCAGACTTAACAAAGAAGTTAAATGAATCATTTGCTGATCCAAAGAATACATTATCTTCAGATAAGATACCAAATCTATTACTAAAGAAGAAAGTAGATTGGATAGGAAAACCAATAAAAGATGGAATAGGACTTGTTACATCGTCTCCAGTCTTTCTGTCAGTATATGTAAGAGGAGCAAATGTAAATGCAGTAGGACCAGTGTTTGATAATTGGTGTGGCATGGTAGATGCATTAACACCAGGTGAGGTATTACGTGCTACAGTCTCTTGCCAATAACCCCTACCTCTTACACCATCAGCTGCTTCAAACTTAACGTAGTAATCATCTTCAGCAGATGAACTATTTAAAATTTGTACATTGTGATTATGAAATGATTCAACAGGAAGTTCAGAAATATTTGTAACTGAATCTTGAAATGCTTCTAGTGCTGTGTTAGTAAGACCACCTTTAGCAGCCAGAGTAAAACCTACTGGTGTACCAGATGGTGTAGTAAAATTAGTTACAACCTGATTACTACCATTAGTACGTTTAATAACAAGACTAGTGCTATAACCTTCTAGGTACCAAGAACCTGCAAAGGCTGCATTATTGGATGAATGCTGTGATTCAATACCAGCTTTAATTGCATCAACAAGATGGTGTGAAGCATTAACATTACTAGAATCATACAACAACATGTCATCATATGTCGTAGTATTCTGAGCTGTAGCTGTAAACTTTACACCTTGAATAGTTGCTGAATATTCATAAGTACCAACAAGTTGTTTTAGATTTAACGTACCTACTGAATTTGATACAAACGTACCAACTGGTTGCATTGCAGTTGTAACAGTCTTATTTGTAATAACTGTAACATCCTGTACACTACGGAAGTGATAATCTTTCTGTGTAGTACCAGTTAGATACGAAGCTGCATTGTTAGTTACAGTACAGAAGGTACCATCAGTTGTAGTCCATACATAAATGTTGGAACCTTTGATAGCACCAACATAAGAACCAGTTGCATCACGTTCAATAAAGAACCAAATAGCACCCTCTAATTCAGCTTTAGTAAATGCAGTACCATTAGCTTTCTTTAATACATTTGTATGTTGCATCCCTGGTCTCTTCAATAGACCAAAGGTAGGATCAGGGTAACCGTTAATGCATTCAGTTACTTGTCCTAATAATTTTTTGTCATCATTTTGGCGAGACACACCACCAAGAAAATTGGGTACTAGTTGTGTTACTGCTGGCATTAGCGCATTAAAGTATGGAACGGCTGGTAGCTTTGATAGAAGTTCTTACCTTTAGGACTACCAAAGAATGTATAGTCTCCTTGGTTACACTCATATTCTAAAGCTGTAGAACGTGTAAGAGCTTCCTTCTGTTGTAGCATTTGGAACTGATTAGGATCACCAATAATTCTACTAGATACAATCGTAGCAGATTTAGCAATAATAAATGCTTGGATAGGAGTAGGGATACTAGTCCAATCAAAGTACCAAATAACATCAACGTATAGTGTTTCGTCTGTCCACACAAATGAATGAGCAGTCTTATCGTAAAGTTTGCCTTCACGATTAACACTATCTCTATCCATGTTCTGTGTATAGGAAGCATTCAAATCCATCTGAAGTATATTGTTAGGAATAACTACTTCATTGTTTGAATCTGGTGTAATCGGATAGTCGTATTCTTTATTAAAAGACCATCCTTCTGATTGTATTTCGCGTGACACTTCTCTTAGGGTGTTGAGTGCAATCGCAACGTCCGGGTTGGTTTGTGATTCAACTCTACTTTTAACAATTGATTGTGTCAAGATTTGACTACTAACAGTCTGGGAGATATTGATAGTATAAGTATATGTAACAGGGTCTGTAGCTGGTGATACCTCTACACCTGCAACGGCAATAGATGTACCGACAGCAACATTCGGACCACCAATATAGGTACCGACTGGGATTTCAGCTGTTGTAGTAGTTAGAGTAGTACCGGAAATAGAACCAGTAAATTTAGAAACTTCATTCAATACAAAAGTTTCGTCGCTTGTTAATGTTGTAACAGGAGCCTGACCAACTGACGCCAGGATCTGATTAACAGCTTGTAGCTCAGTGTTGGAGCCAGTAGTAGGGAAGGCCATAATGAGTATTATTCTCAATAAAGAATTAAAAAAAAGGAGCCCCCGAAAGGACTCCCATGTATATAAAAATCAGAATGCAGAAGGAGCAGAAGCACCAACATACAGTTCAACGCTAGCAGCAGGGTTCAGATAATCCGCACCACAGGCTAGGCGCCCGAGCATCACGTCACCTTGGTAAACCACGGATACGTCTCCACTGGTGACTTGCACCTGTGGACCGATTGCTTCGACCATACCGGCTGCTTCCTTCTGGAAGATCAAACCACAGGACTTAGCGCCGACTTCAGCAGCAGTACCATAATCATTGTTGATACCAGTAGAAGCACCAGAGGCATCTTCCATGGTTTCAGCAACGAAAGAACCAGTGTTACCAGGAGCGGTTACACCAGTTGTACCGCCGTAAGCAGTACCATACTTACCCAGGAACGGAATGTTCATGGACTTGTAGATCTTGATACCAGCAATCTCAATGATGCCGTTACCGGACTGCAGAGCTGTGCCCTGAGCGTCACGGTTCACCAGGCCGTTGGAACCAACAGCTTGGATCAGTTCGTAGTATTGACGTGGGTTCAGGACGGCAACACGGCCATCGCTAGAGACACCCTTCTCGTCAAGAGCAGCAGCTGCATCATAGAATGCAGACACCAAGTTAGCAGCAACATATGCATCCGAATCATTGGTAGTTGCACCAACACGGATCTGTGTACCACCTGGCTCAACATAACCAGTTGCAGTGATAGGTGAAGCCTGACGTGCACCACGTGCAACAGCACGGAATGCAAGACGGTCGTATTTCTCTGCCAATGCATAACCGATCTTACGTGAGATCTCAGACCTCAAATCGTAATGAGAAAGTACCTCGTCCAATTCATAGACGAAAGCAGAGCTGATCAACAGGTCATCAACCGTGATCGTCTTCTCAGCCACTGGAGGTGCACCATTGGTATCACCCAA